ACCTTATAATCACATAATGACTCCTAAGATGACACCTATGCCTATACCTCGTATGGGTCACCATTACATTAGTCCGACAATGGCACTCATGCCCGGACATTATGCTCACCCGGCCTACCAACGCTTGTACGAGTTAAACCAAAGTTGTAGAACTTCTAACAATGCACCTTTGATTGACAGTCTCATTGGTACCAACGAAGGTACTAGAACCAGTACAACTGCTACATCCACCACTCATGAATCGGGCCGTGACCCTTACATTTACTTCTCCGGTCCAACCGCTGCATTCTCACCATCTGATATACACGGCGGGGCATTCACTCTATTGACTGAGACTAAAATCAAATACGAAGGTTACGGAGTTGCTGCATCTCTAGGTGCTGCTGGTACTACTAACGCAGCAGGTGGGCACGAACTTGTATTAGAAGCAGGTGGGACTTATACTCTCAACAACCATTTCCCTGACCCTATGGAGGTCGGAGCCTATCAGATTGTGATACAGCCGAATGTATTTGCTCAACAAATCAAAGGTTTCCACTTAAACCATAGTACTGAGAACAAAGCGCCTTCTGAAAGCGGCACTAAAGTTGTAGAATTAACAGGGCAGCAAGTGAATACTGTAATTGCCATTGAGCAAGATGTTGACACAAACGGCGCATACAGTCTGATTTTAGCAGATGCAATAATGGCAGATGTCAGAGGTTGTGAAGTAATAATAAACGAAGTTATACTTGACATTGAACCTGATTCGGGTAGCCATTTCACTAATTTACCTACTTTGGCACTTTACAACCCACTTGGAGTTCAAGAGACTAGTTCACCTTCGCTTACTCGTAGAAGCCTACCTTACAGACCGGGTATGTTTAGCAGTGCTACGCCCGGATATACACTTACTGTACCTTGGTGGGGTATATTGCACAAAGATGGAGCAGGTGCAAGTGGTGCTGACAAGTTTAGACACCTAGAATGGCATAAGCCTGATAATTACT